AGCAAATACCGTAGCAATAGCAACCTCAATTACTTTTCCTGATGGCTCTGCTGGCGCACCATCAATAACTAACACTGGCGATACTAACACTGGTTTATTATTCCCAGCCGCCGATTCTATTGCCATAACAACCGCTGGAACACAGAGAACTCTAATAAATGCAGATGGTTTTTTTGACCACACAGGTGGAGCTAATGATGTAGCTAGATTTAGTGGTACTAATTCAGGTGGTTTAACAATAAGAAACGATACCGCTAATCAATTAATTCTGCACACAGGGACTTCAGACTCGCTAGTATTTGGTACTAACGGAAATAATGATCGCATGACGATTCTTTCTGATGGAAAAGTAGGTATCGGAACTTCCAGCCCAAATACTGAATTAAATTTAAAAGGAACTAATGCTTCGGCTGGCGATGTATATACAGACGTTGGACCAGGAAATGTTCCTAGTATAACTATAGAAAACGATAACACTACAAATAATAATAATGCGGCATTGTTCTTTAGAGATGATACTGATATGAGAGCGTCTATTGGCGCTCGGTTTGTAAGTCATACTGGCAGTGATCAAAAAACACAATTAAGATTTAGTGTATGTGGTTCAGGTGCTACTAGAGAGAAAGTAGTTATTACTGAAGATGGACACATGGGTATTGGTACTATGACTCCCGGTTTCCCATTACATTCGTCAAAAGCAGGTACAAGCTATGTAATGTCTGAAACAACTGCTTCAGGTGCAAGTGCTGGGTTTAGATTAAAAGGTGATTCTAGTGCTGATTTTACGTTATTTACAACTCAAGGTACAAATCAGTTTGCAGTATATGACAATGCTAATTCTGCTGAAAGATTTCGCATTGCTTCTAATGGGTTTGTTGGTATCGGGGCAACTGGTGCAACAGCCTCAATAAGTGGTGCTGGGGGACCAGTTTTAAGAATAGAAGGCTCAAACCCTGAAATAGTATTTTCTGATAACAGTGGTACAGCTAATCAAGGTAGTATTTATTATATTAATAGTGCATGGCAATTCTTTTCACCTCAAAAATCAGGTGGAGCTGGTTCAGTTTTATCATTAGCAGCAACTAGCGGCAATCTTGGTATCTCGGGTGCTTTATCAAAAGGCTCTGGCTCATTTAAAATTGACCATCCACTAGAAGCTAAAAAAGACACACACCATCTTGTTCATTCATTTATTGAAGGACCACAAGCCGATTTAATCTATAGAGGAGTTGTAGATTTGGTTGATGGTACAGCAACTATAAACATAGATACTGTATCAGGAATGACAGAAGGTACTTATGTGTTATTGAATACAAATACTTCATGCTTTACTTCAAACGAAACAGATTGGGATGCAGTAAAAGGAAGTGTCTCAGGGAATGTATTAACAATTAATTGTCAAAACTCATCATCAACAGCAACTGTTTCTTGGATGGTTGTAGGTGAAAGACACGACCAACATATGCTTGATACTGATTGGACTGATGAAAATGGTAAAGTAATAGTTGAACCACTTAAATCATGAAGGAGAAATAAATGGCACAAGCAACAGTAAAAACAGAACAGATAGCAGACGGAGCGATTACTGCTGCGAAAATTGCAGACGGGGCCATTGTTGCAGCCGAATTAGCCAGTAACTCAGTTACTACAGCCAAGATTGCAGCGGACGCTATTACAGGGGCAAAGATAGCAGATGACGCTATAGACTCAGAACACTATACCGATGGCAGTATTGATACTGCTCATATTACTGATGCTAATGTTACTGTAGCAAAAATGGCGGCTAACTCTGTAGATTCAAATCAGTATGTTGATGGCTCTATTGATACAGTTCATATTGCAGATTCTCAAATTACTGTAGCAAAAATGGCGGCTAACTCTATAGACTCTGCTCAATATGTAGACGGTTCTATTGATACAGCACATTACGCTGATAACTCAATTACTGGGGCAGAACTCGCTGACAATATAGTAATAGCTGGAACTTTAGGTTCTACTGGTAAAATAACTGCTGATGCTGGAATAGATATAGATAACTTTAATATTGACGGAACTACTATAGCTTTATCCTCTGGAAATATGACGATAGATGTAGCTGGAAGTATAACGCTTGATTCTGACACAGGGGTTCTTGATTTTAGCGATGGCGGCACTAATATTGGTCGTATTGAAAATGCCAGTAGTGATTTTAAATTTGAATCAAGAGTGCAAGACAAAGATATAGTATTCGTAGGTAATGATGGTGGTACTGGCATAGAAGCCATGAGAATTGATATGTCTGCGGGTGGAAAAGTCGGTATCGGAACTGCGAGTCCTAGTCATAGACTTACAGCCAAATCAGATTCAAACACAAACCCAGCAATAAAAGTAGAACAAACAGGAAGCACTGATGGTTGGGGTTTTGTCCCAGATAACTCAAACGGTAATTTAGAATTTTCAAGAATTGGTGGTGGAACTGCTGGGACACATCTAACAATAACAAATGCTGGTGATGTTGGAATTGGAGTAACACCGACGTCTAGCTATGAGAAAGTTTTACATATACACGAAGCATCGGGTTCATCTGCTGTTCATTTAACAAATAATACAACTGGTTCTGGTACTGGAGATGGTATTGACCTTATTGCTTATGAAGATGATTTCTATATATGGAGTAGAGAATCAGGTGGAAATATACTTATAGGAACTGCCGCCAGTGAAAGGATGCGTATTGATTCTGCTGGTAATGTGCTTGTGGGCAAGGCGGTTACGGCAGTAGGTACGCAAGGCATACAGTTTAAACAGGATGGGGAAGCCTATAGTACGATTGTCAATGGTCTTAATACTTGGCACGTTTACGCAAACTCAGGTTATAGATTTTATGTCAATCCTAATGGCGGCATTTACAATTACAGCGGCAACAATTCTAACCTTTCAGACGAACGTGAAAAGAAAAACATTGAAGCCCTTGAGTCTCAGTGGGATTCATTAAAGCTGTGGAGCTTAAAGAAGTTTCACTACAACGCTGATGATAATTCAGAAAACAAGAAGTACGGAGTTATTGCCCAAGAAGTAGAAACTCATAACCCAGAAGTCATATCTGAGTTTGAGGTTGACGATGATACTACTCGCAAGGCTGTAAAAGAACAACAGATGATGTGGTTGGCAATTAAGGCTTTACAAGAAGCTATGACCAGAATTGAAACATTAGAAGCTAAAGTACAAACACTAGAGGACGCATAGATGGCAAATACTAAAATTACATCAGGAGTTATTGCAGCTGATGCTGTGCTAACCGCTAATATTACCGATGCTAATGTAACGACAGCCAAGATCGCTGCCGATGCAGTTACATCAGCGAAAGTAGCAGATGATGCAATTAATAGTGAACATTTAGCCGCTGACTCTATTGATGCAGAACACTACGCTGCTGGTTCAGTAGACGCAACAGCTATAGCTTCTAATGCAGTAACCACAGCTAAAATAAATAATGATGCCGTAACTACAGCTAAAATAGCTGATACTCAGATTACTACAGCAAAAATGGCAGCTAATTCAATTACCAGTGCCAAACTAGATACCAATATAGCTATAGCTGGAACTCTAGATGTAGCGGGCGCTGTAGTATTCAATGAAGGGTCAGCAGATGTAGATTTTAGAGTTGAATCAAATGGCAACGCTAATATGCTCTTTGTTGATGGTGGTAATAATAGGGTTGGTGTCGGTACAGGTACTTTAAACAGAGAATTTACAGTATCTAAAGCAGATCAATGTGACGTAGCGATAACTGCCGCTAATAATCAATACGCGCAACTATGCTTCGGTGATCCTGAAGATG